GCGGCAGACGGGCATATTGAATACGCCTACAACAGCGTCAACATGGCTTATATTGGGATTAACAATTCAACAGACTTTGTAATTTGGGGCCGCACTGGATCTAGTGTTCGAATTGGCGCAAACAATGCAGTTCGGGCTGAATTCCAATCTGGCGGCGATGTCAAAATCAACACCGGAAACATTGTTGTCGGTGGCTCCGGAAAGGGTTTAGATTTTGGATCATCGGTTCTGTGGCGCACTGGCGCTGGTTCACCAGAAGGAGTTGTGACTGCATCCGTCGGGTCTTTGTACACTCGCACAGATGGCGGCCTTCTTTCAACACTTTACGTAAAAGAATCTGGCGCAGGTAATACAGGCTGGGTTGCCAAATGATTGACAAGCGCCTTCTTAGCGCATAATCTGAGAACTGTACCGGCCCAGTAGACCGGGGTTCCAATGGAACAAGAAATGACTGAAGAAGTCCAACAAGCCTTAGCGGAAGTTGAATCCGCGCCAGCAGCCGAGGTGACGGCCACCACGGACACTGCACAAAACGCGCCGGAAGTAGCTGAACAAAGCAACGAGCAGACGCCCGAGGAGAAGAAATTCACCCAGGCCGAGATCGACGCGATGATCAGCAAGCGCCTTGCCAGAGAGCAGCGCAAATGGGAACGTGAGCAGCAGGCCAAACTTGCCCAACCGCAAGCGCCAAGAGAAGTCCCGCCTATCGACCAGTTTGAGTCCCCTGATGCCTACGCGGAAGCGCTGGCCGTCAGAAAGGCTGAAGAACTGATCGCGCAGCGAGATTTCCAACGGCAGCAGGCTGAGATTAACGACGCTTACCACGACCGTGAGGAAGAGGCCAGGGCCAAGTACGACGACTTTGAACAAGTCGCCTACAACCCGCAGCTTCGAGTCACTGACGTGATGGCCGAGACAATCAAGGCGTCCGACATGGGGCCGGACCTAGCCTACTGGCTGGGAACCAACCCGAAGGAAGCTGATCGCATTTCCCGCTTGGCACCTCTTTTGCAGGCCCGAGAGATTGGGAAGATTGAGGCCAAACTTGGCTCCAATCCTCTTGTGAAACCGACTACGTCTGCGCCTACGCCTATTTCGCCTGTTACCGCACGCACCAGTGGAAGCCCGTCCTACGACACGACTGATCCTCGCTCGACGAAGACCATGACTGATTCGCAGTGGATTGAAGCTGAACGTGCCCGGCAGATGAAGAAGCTGCAAGCACAAATGAACCGCTAAAACTTTGAAAGGACCGCCGAAATGGCTAATAGCATTCTTACCATTGACATGATCACCCGGAAGGCTCTCGAAATCCTTGAGAACAACCTGGTGCTCACCCGTAACGTGAACCGTCAGTACGACGACAGCTTTGCTGTTGAAGGTGCCAAGATCGGTTCGACCCTGCGTATCCGTCTGCCTGACCGCGCTCTGGTCACCGACGGTGCCGCCCTGCAAGTGCAGGACGACAACGAGCAGTTCACCACCCTGACTGTGTCTTCGCAGAAGCACATCGGCGTGAACTTCACGTCTGCCGAACTGACCATGCAGTTGGACGACTTCGCAGAGCGTGTTCTGAAGCCTCGTATCAGCCAGTTGGCCTCGTCCATCGACGCTGACGTTGCTAACGCATTCAAGCAAATCGGCAACACCGTTGGCACCCCTGGCACCACGCCCGCCACCTCGCTGGTTCTGCTGCAAGCTCAGCAGAAGCTCAACGAGAACGCTGCTGTGATGTCGCCTCGCTACGCCACCGTCAACCCGGCTGCTAACGCTGGTTTGGTCGAGGGCATGAAAGGTCTGTTCAACCCCACCGACACCATCAGCAAGCAGTTCAAGAACGGCATGATGGGCATGGGCGTGTTGGGCTTCGACGAGATCAACATGTCTCAGTCGATCAAGCAGTTCACCACTGGTTCGCGTACCGCTACCGGCGGCACCTTGTCGGCTGCTGTGACTACTGAAGGCGCAACCACCATCGCCATCACCGGCGCTGGCGCAAGCGCTACTGTTCGGACCGGCGATGTGTTTACCGTTGCTGACTGCTACGCTGTGAACCCGCAAACCCGTGAATCCACTGGTTCGCTGTTCCAGTTCGTCGCAGCCGCTGACGTGACCCTGAACGGCTCTGGCGCTGGCAACATCACCGTGACCCCGATGTACTCTGCCAACCACGCTTTGGCTACCGTGGACGTGCTGCCGCAAAACAGCAAAGCCGTGGTGTTCGTTGGTGCTGCTTCCAGCCAGTACGCCCAGAACTTGGTGTACCACAAGGATGCGATCACCTTCGCTACCGCCGACCTGCTCCTGCCCCAAGGCGTGGACATGGCCGCTCGCGCTGTCCATAATGGCATCAGCCTGCGCGTTGTTCGTCAGTACGACATCAACAACGACCGTATGCCCTGCCGTATTGACGTGCTGTACGGCTACAGCGTGATTCGTCCTCAGATGGGCGTTCGCCTCTGGGGCTGATTGAATGGGGGCTTCGGCCCCCGTCTACACATTTATTTTGAAAGGATCTCATCATGGCTCTCCCTAATGGCGCAGGTGGTTATCAAGTCGGTGCTGGTAACCGCGCAGAAACCCTCATGAGTGCAATGGCTGCACCGCAGACCGCAACTACAACCGCAACTCTGACCGCCGCTCAAGTGGTCAGTCAGATGCTGGTTGCAAACCCCGGTTCTGGTGCTGCTGCTACCTACACTCTGCCCACTGCTGCGTTGATCGACGCAGCCGTGCCCAACGCTACCGTTGGCAGCACGTTTGATCTGGCGCTGGTTAACATCGGCACCAGCTCGGGCACCGCAACGCTGGCAACCGCTACTGGCATCACTGACGGCGGCAACGCCTTCACCGTCGTAGCTGTTACATCTAGCGCACTGTTCCGGTTCCGCAAGACCGGCGACGCTGCGTACACTGTGTACAAAGTGGCCTAAACCTAATGGGGGCTTCGGCCCCCATTTTTAAAGGATAGAACATGCCTAATACCAAGCCTGTAGGCGTCGCGTTTAGCGACCCTGAATTGACTTCTGGCACCACTGTAAGTGGTGCAGTAATTGACGGCAGCGCAATCGGTGCAACAACGCCATCAACCGTGGTCGGCACTACTGTTTACGCTACAACCGAAATCGGCTACACCGCCGCCGCACAAGGTACTGTGACGCAGGCAACCAGCAAATCTACGGCGGTCACGCTGGACAAGTCTGCTGGTCGCATCACAATGAACAACGCATCGTTGGCAACCGCCACCAATGCGACGTTCGTTTTGAACAACAGCACCATTAGCGCCAACGACGCGGTGATTTTGACCATCTCTGGCGGGCAAGCTACTGCTGGCTCATACAACGTATTTGCCAATGCTTTGTCTGCTGGTCAAGTCAGCATTACCTTACGCAACATTTCGGGCGGGTCGCTGTCCGAGGCTGTTGTCATCAACTTCGCAATTGTTCACTGCGCAAGCTGAAAGGAGTGGGGACTCCGGTCCCCACTTATGGCAATAATTTACCTCACACACCCCGTCCACGGCGCTAAGGTTGCGACAATGGACATGGAAGCCGATTTGGATGTTCAAAACGGCTGGTCGCGGTACAATTTCGAGACCGTTGAAGAAGTGGCTGAAGAAGTCAGCCCCGAGCCTGTAGCACGGCGTGGCCGTCGCAAAAAGGACGTTTTAACCGCAGAGGAATAACATGACGACCTACACCGCAGGCGAACAGATCAACCGGGCGTTGCGGCTGCTAGGCGTCCTAGCCGAGGGCGAAACGCCATCGGCCTCAGTGTCTCAGGACTCCCTGATGGCGCTCAATCAGATGATCGACTCGTGGAACACCGAGCGACTGGCTGTCTTTGCCACCATCGACCAGATCGTCAACTGGCCGACCGGCTCTATCAACGAGACTCTTGGCCCCAGCGGCTCGCTGGTGCGGCTCAACGGCACTGCCGTGCGGCCTGTTCTAGTGGACGACGCCACCTACTTCAAAGACCCCGGCACTGGCGTGTCGTACGGCATCAAGCTGATCAACCAGCAGCAGTACGACGGCATCGCGGTTAAGACTGTGACCTCAACTTTTCCGCAGGTAATGTTCGTCAACAACACCTACCCGGACTTTGACATTTACATCTACCCGCGCCCGACGCGGCTGCTGGAGTTCCACTTCATCAGCGTTGAGGAGCTGACGCAGCCTGCGAACCTGTCCACGGACATCCTGTTTCCGCCAGGCTACTTGCGGGCGTTCACCTACAACTTGGCCTGCGAGATCGCGCCTGAGTTTGGCGTTGAGCCCAGCCCCCAGGTGCAGCGCATTGCGATGTACAGCAAGCGCAACTTGAAGCGCATCAACAACCCGGATGACGTGATGTCGATGCCGTACTCGCTGATTGCCACACGGCAGCGATACAACATTTACGCCGGTAACTACTGATGAAGACGCCGATCCTTGGCTCGACCTATGTGGCCCGCAGCGTCAACGCTGCGGATGCCCGCATGGTCAACTTGTTTCCCGAGATCGTGCCCGAGGCGGGCAAGGAGCCGGCGTTTTTGAACCGCGCTCCCGGCCTGCAACTGCTCAACACTATCGGCACCGGCCCGATCCGTGGCC